ATAAATAATTATTCCACTCCTCTAGTGTTCGCTCGTCTTGATTAACTCCACATCAGTTACTTCAAGCGTATTATGCGCAAATTCAGCTACGAAAGTGACCATCTTGTTCCACTCGTTTAAGTGCTTTCCATAAACACGGTTGTGGATTATCTTCTTTATCTCAATCATAAAAAACTGTATTGAATTTCCATGTTTATTTTACCTGATTCTAAATTAGGTTCTAATTCAAATTTATTAGGGTCTTTGATAAATAAAAAGTTTCCATTAAATGATTTATGTTTACAATAAAAAGTCATATCTAAATCAATATCTTTAAAAATAGTGCAATACTTTTTAATGAACTTAAATAATTCTTCATCTGATTCAAATTTAAAACCCTTCAACTCCAAACCATTTTTAACAAGTTTTTTAAATGTTTCATCTTGAAATTTCATTAACTTGTTTATGTATTCTTTCTGTATGTCTATTTCAATCATGGCTTGAATTTTTGTATTTCTGTTTTTGTTTTTTCAAGTGAAATAGACTTTATTTCCAAATATAAAGCCATTTTATCAAGTGCTTTCTGTTCATTTTCAACGCAATACAAAGCGCATTGTTTAGCTTTATCCGTATTCATTAGTACGAGTGGTAAAAACTTCTCTATAAGTTCCTTCGCTTTTTGTTTCTCAATCATGGCTCGTAGTTTTGGATTTCTACTTTAATTCTCTCAAATTCTTGAATATCTCCAATTGTTACATCTCCAAATGTTTTAGCGTATCCAATCTTTTCATTCATTGAAATCAAAGCGAATTGTTTGGCTGTTTCGTATACCCTATTTGAATAAGGTAGTAAATCGATAAACTTCTCTATAAGTTCCTTCGCTTTTTGTTTCTCTTCCATGTTAATCGTTTTTGAATGTTTCGTTGTAGTATTTTGATGAATAAAAATCTATTTGCTCATCATCATCTTTGTTTATATCAAAGTTATAAGAATCGTGTATCGCAATTCTGTAAGCCAGCTCAATCTCTTCACGGTGCATTTGCTTTGCTTGTTCTAATACCTTCATAACATCCTCATAAAAATCAATCACACTTCGATAATGAAATGGTGCATTTTCAATTTCACTTTTAATCCACTCAATAGAACTTTGCTCTTCCACGCTTTCATCCTTCAAAACAGATTCCAGTTCTGATAGGGGGATTTCGGTTCGTTCATCTCCTAAATACCAAGCGTTATTTGACAAATACCAATCATTATCTGAAATTGAATATTTTAAGAAATTATCAATTAAAGCTGTTATACGAAATAGGTGTTTATCTAATTTTCCCCCATTCCTTAGCAAAATCTCTTTCGCTTGTTGCAGTTCTTCTTCGTTACGAATTGGAACGCAAATTTCTGTTTTATTTTTCATGATTTTCGTTAACTGTTTCAAAATAAAATTTAACTTTCGTATTAGTTTCCTTAACTAATCCATATCTTTTTGCAAACTTATATTGAGTAATATTTTTGTTTAAAGAGTCCACAAAGTACTGAATATTAGTTCTAAATTGTTCTAAAGTATAAGAGTTCTTTTGAATATTACAACTCGGGCAAGAAGGATTCATATTTTCTAAATTATGATTTTCAGGTTTTTCACACCCAATAAAGTTTCTAACTATTGGCTTAATATGGTCAACGTGCCAACCTTTTGATAATTCACACCCGCAATAAGCACATTTTCCTTCGTACTTATTAAATACTAATTCCCTTTCTGTTTTATTCATTTGGCTTGTTTTTAAATTCGTAAATATCTAAAATAACAGATTTACAAAATATAATATCTCTTTCGAAATCTGTCAACATTCTTTGTTTGTATCTGTTGTACATCAAATCAATTGGGCTTTGAGGTTTTTTATTTAACTCCTCAGTTACCCATTCAGCTTCTTTATCTCTAAATTGAAAATTAGACTCTAATGTTTCTATAAATTTATTGTAATTAGAAATACATCCAAGTTTGAAATATAAGGCTAGATTAATGGATAAATCTTTTAATATTTTATCATTTCTCATCTTAAATAGTTTTTCTAATTGTCCAACGTATCGTAACGATTCCACTTGCTCCACCCATGACCGTCCAAAAGAAGTCTTTACCATTGAAAGCCGTCTTTTTAACTTTTAGGTCGTATAACTCTTTTGCGCCTCCAATAACAACAGCCGTTGTAAAGCTTAATGTAATGCTTTTCCAAGGCGTTTGTTTGCTCATCAATGCGCTTGTTGTCGCAGTAGCAACATAACCCACGCCAAAATGCGCTACTTTGTCAACTTGCTGACTATACCCCTGAAAGGATATTAACAAAATTATTAGCTTTTTCATTGTTCTAGTTGTTTAATTTGGTTTTGTAACCACTCAATTCGTGGTTCTCTTAGACATTCTGGAAACCAGTAAGAATTTATTGTATCTGGTTTGTTTTTATTAAAATACTCTTCAATTAATAAACTTTCTTCATATGAAATTAAACCTTTACCATGTAATCTAATATAAAGACCACATAAGCCAAATGCCATCAAATCAATATTATCCAATATCAATCGCAACAACTCTTTTATTTCTCTTTTTTCTTCCATAACTTTTCGTTTTAAATTATACCCAAAGATAACCACAAACAAGCCACGTTTTTTAGCTTTGTGATGAACGGCAAAATAAATACATGGACGGATAGTGATGAATTGAATAGGTTTGCGTATCTTTGTAATCTAAACATTGACATTAATTTAGGTAAGACTGGAAAGTGCAAATTCGTCATATTAAGTAGTTAGGTAAATCAAAGCATCTTTATGGGTGCTTTTTTATTTCAATTTATTTTATACCTTTACAACTCAAATTCTTTCATAAGAACTCGTTTTTAAATTTTCTGCCAAACCCTTGCGATTGTCGTGGGGGTTTCGTAGTTTTACAAATAAAAATCATGATAGCATTTTTAATCGTAGTAGCAGTAGTAGTAATTGTAGGTTCAGTTACAGCAGTAGTAGTGTTAACTAAATAAAACTTTATGGGTAAGTTCTCAATTGAATTATTTGATAAAATATGTGATGAGATTGCAGTTTCATCTGTTGGCTTACTTCATATCTGTGAAAAATACGGGACAACTTCAAGAAGCTTTTTAAGATGGGTTCGAGAAGATGAAGAAAAAGAGGATTCAGAACAACTAAATCTTCGTCATAAGTACGCGTGCGCGCGTGAAGACCAAGCCGAATTTCTAGCCGACCAAATAATTGAGATTGCAGACGATTCTACACATGACACTAAAACAATTCAAAAAGGTGAACAAACTATTGAAGTGGAAAACACTGAATGGGTAAATCGTTCCAAATTGAGAGTTGAGGCTCGCAAATGGACTGCATCTAAATTGAAGCCTAAAAAATACGGTGATAAATTAGACCTTACAAGTGGTAATGAAAAACTACCAACACAACCTAGTCAAATAGTTATTGAAATAGTTAAACCAACAGAATAGAAGTGTGCAAGCTACAATTGTATTTGAAAAGATTTGGCAAGCTATAAACGCTAAAAATGAAGACGGAAGTAGAAAGTATCGATATATTATAAATACTGGTTCTTCTCGTTCTTCAAAGACTTATTCTATTTTACAATCACATCATTTAACTGCTTTATTGAATCCAAATAAACGTGTATCAATTTGGCGTGAAACAAAACAAGACGTAAAGAATACTGTTTTAGCCGACTTAAAAAAAGCTTTCACTACGTTTCCACAAAATGAGAATGTAGTTTTCAATATTACTGAATCAATTTATAAATACACAAACGGTTCAACTATTGAAATTTGTGGAGGTGATGATACAAATAGAGTGCATGGTTTCCAAGGCGATGTGGCGCATTTTAACGAACCTTATAAGATGCCAAAGGATGTGTTTGACCAAATCGACATGCGTACATCTGACTACGTTATAATCGACTGGAATCCTAAATCTCATCATTGGATTGACCAACTATCAAAACAAGACAATGCAATTGTAATACACTCAACTTTTAGAGACAATCCTTTTGTCCCTGAACAGCAAAGACTTAAAATATTATCGTACGAACCTAATGATTTTAATATTGAGCAAGGAACAGCAAACGAATGGATGTGGCAAGTTTACGGACTAGGATTAAAAGCAGAACGACCAAATAGAATTTATCATTGGAATAAAATAACACGTTCCGAATACGACGCTTTAGATTGTCATGTGATGTATGCCGTTGATTGGGGTAAGGTAGACCCATTTTCAATAGTTGAAATGAAGTTATACGACCAAACTGTTTACATTCGTGAATTGAATTATTTATCTGAGAATGAAATAAAAGCAAACGCAACACCTGAAGAATTAGCGCAAATGTTTCATAATGTTGGATTACATGAAGATGAACAATACAATCAAGATACTGGTGTCGTTTTATGGCTGTTTAACAAACTAGGATTAAAGCGTAATGCTTGGATGATTTGCGATAATAACAGACCATTAAAACGTGATGCGTGTCGTCGTGCTGGATGGGAAAATATCGAAGATACGATTAAGCAAGGAATGAAAGTAGATTCTATTTCAATGGTTCAAAACGTGAATATTTGCTATACAGATGATTCACCAAACATTGAGTATGAACATGAAAATTATTCATGGAAAGTTGACCGTTATGGCGTTACTTTAGAAGAACCTGAAGAAAAAGACGATCACCACATGGATAGTATTCGCTATGGTGTGTTAAAGTTAATAAGTGAGGGATTAATTAGAATTACTGTTTAGATAGTTTCTTTTAATAGCTTTTCAGCTTCAAGTCTTGAATATCCAGCTTTGATGTAAGTATCAATTGCTTTAGCTTTAATCAATTGTATATCAGCTTCGTTTTTATTATCTTTCTGTAACGCTTCGATATGGTCATAACTCAATCTAATTTTATGACCTTCTTTCAATGGTAAATTCTCAGATAGATTACTACAAAAATCATTTGCAAAAGGAATGATTCCATCTTGATAAGCCATCTTTTTACCTTCGTTTAAATTAGCTTGTACTTTAGATTTTTCTTTACTGAAAATGTTATCATTCAAATTAACAGCGTCGATAATCTTTTTCATATCCTCGCTAATTTCTTCAAACAACATCATGTTTTTAATATCTCCTGAAGTTGATACAAAACCCCATTTACCATTCATTATAGATATAGTTGCTTGGTCGTTAAAAATACCGTGTGTTTCCTGAGTGTATTGCTTATCTAATTTAACTCTTGTATCATTTGTTACGGGTGCTAATTGACTAATTGAATCTTTTCCATTCTCATTATATAACACACCTAATGCGCCACGCTTAACAATGTTTACATTTCTATAACCATAAGCACCACGGATATTAGATATAGGCATATGCAATGATTCGAGCGATGACTTACCTTTAATTGGATTTAAAATATTGATTGATTTGTGGTGAATTATTTCTTTAGGATTCCATGACTTCTTTTCAGTAGTTCCGTTATTATCAAACTCTAAATAGTATTCTTTGATAATTTCATCAATATCTGTTTGTTCGTAAATTAAGCCCGTAGTTTTAATTTTAATTCGGTCAGGTGGTAAATTCCATAAAGCACTTGGAACTTCTTGCAATGATGAACCGATTAATTTGTATGTGATTCGATTCCCCCAAACGAGATAGTGTAAAGCGCTTTCTTGCATGAATGATTTGCCATTCAATAATACATTCGGCTTTAATAATCGTTTAACCATTTCAGAGTTTTCAACAACTTCACCTTTTGAATCAATCTCTTGAAATATTCCATTTGAAAACATAGATGCAAACCGATTGAAAACAATGTACACTTCAGGTGTAGTTTCGTATATTTCGGCTTCGTGTCCTAGAATCGTAATCCATTGTTCTTTATCATTCGTATTATTAAAAACGGTTTGATTCCACGTGTTAGGTGTTCTCGTGAATCTATCGTTACCTTGACCACCTCCAAAGTTGAAAAATCTACCTATGTTCCAAAAACCCATAATTTTGATATTTTTGTCAAATTTATAGAAAAAAGTTTATATTTGCTTTTTATAAATGGTAAATTTGTATTATGGAAGGACAAAAACCTACACAAGCGGAAATTAAAGCAATTAAAAACGCTAAAGATAAAATTGTTAAACAAGGTCAAATTGTTAAGAAATGATTGAAACTCCTACGTTCAAAAGTAAAGATGAGGAAATCCAATGGATGTTCCAAAACAAGTCTTTAATTATCGCTGATAAGACAAATAACATTAAGAAATCAGATTCATTTCTTGTTGCTACTAATCCATTTTCAAAAGATACTGCTACAAAATCAGAAGATGAACCTAATTTAGATACAAATGAATCAATTAAAAGAAAGTTAGTTATTAACACAACTAATCTAATTGATTCACACATGGATGTCCATATAAACGGATGTTTTAAAAAGACTTTAAGTGAGGTTACTTATTTACCATTACTTCAAGAACACGAAATGTGTTTTGATAAAATCATTTCTACAAATGTAGATGATGGATTGAAAGCATCAGCACAATCAATGACATGGAAAAGTTTAGGTTTTCCACAATTTGAAGGCAGTACTGAGGCTTTAATATTTGACACACAAATAACTAAATCTCGAAATGAGTTCATGTTTAACCAGTACATGAAAGGATATGTAAGAAATCATTCAATCGGGATGAGATACGTTAAAATTGTAATGTGTATCAACTCAGAAGAAAGTAATTACACAGCCGAAAAAGAAAGCTGGGATAAATACTATCCAATGGTAGTTAATAAAGATGTAGCTGATTCAAAAGGATATTTTTGGGCTGTTACTGAATTAAAACTAATCGAGGGTAGTGCAGTTGTGAAAGGTTCAAACTTTGCAACGCCAACACTAGAAAGTAAGAATGAGCCGTTAATTGACACTCAGGATGAAAATAAACAAGAGCCGTCAAACGACACTCAAAACAAAGCAATTTTATTATTTATTTAAAACCAAAAAAAATGTTTGTAGAAAAAACACTTGAAGAGGTAGGTGCAATGTCAATGGACGAGCAAAGAGAATACCTTACAGAAAAAAAAGAACATGAAGCTAGTTTATTGAAAACAGCAATCGATTCACAAATTGAAGAAGCAACAAAAAATAATGCTTCAAAAGAAGAAATCAAAGCTTTAACGGATAAACAAGAGGCTATCGTTAAAGAACTTGAAATGTTTGGATTGAGAATTAAGTCAATGACTGAGAAATCAACAAACACTGAAAAAACAATCACAAACTTTGACCAAGCATTAAAAGAGGCTGTTGAATCAAACGAAAACTTTAAAGCTGTTGCAGAAGGTGGAAAACAATCTTCTCCAATTTCATTCGAAGTTAAAGCGGTTGTTACAATGGGGTTAGACACAACTGTTGAGGCTGTTGGTTCTGAATCTCAAATCACAATTACACGTAACACAGGAATTGTTTCAACTCTTAGAAAAAGAATCTTGAAATACTTAACTGGTGGTGTTTCCGTTGGTTCTTTAGTAGGTCAAAATAAAGTAATGTGGGTTGAGGAACTTGATGAACAAGGCGCTCCTATCTTTATTGGTGAGGGTGATGCTAAAACTCAATTATCGGTTCGTTACGAAGAGCGTGATAAAAAAGCACGTAAAATTGGTGTACATGGTAAGGTTACAACTGAAATGATGAGAAACTTACCATCTTTCATTAACTACATTAAAAACAACTTAGCAAGACGTGTAGACATCAAAACAGAAGACCAATTGTTTGCGGGGAATGACACGGGCGATAACTTAGCTGGATTGAGCGGTTACGCAACTGCATTTACTGGAGGTTCTTTAGCTGGTACTTTACCAAACCCATCTGTTGCTGATGTATTCCGTGCGATTGCCTTACAAATTGAAGAAGCATTTGGTATGGGTACAGCTGTTTATGTTCGTCCGAGCATTTTGGCTCAAATGGATACAGCAAAAACAACTGATGGTGTTTATCAATTACCTCCATTCCGTTCTGCTAATGGAAACATTGTAGCGGGTATGACTTTGATTTCTTCAAATGGTATTCCTGCTGGATTAGACTTTATCGGTGGTGATTTATCTGTTGTAAACGTATTATTTTCTGATAATATGAGTATTCAAATCGGATTAGATGGAAATGACTTTATCAACAACAAGAAAACAATCCTTGTTGAACAAGAGTTAGTTCAATTCGTTTCCGCAAATGATACACAAGTGTTAGTTAAAGGAACTATTGCAACTGCAATTACAGCGTTAACTACTCCATAACTAAAATAATTGTTATGAAAATAGAAATCATAAAAGAATGCGCTGGAATGCCTGCAGGAACAATTAAGACTATTCCTGATATTTATGCTAAAGAGTTGATTAAAGAAGGTTTAGCTAAATCAACAGAAGTGAAAGCACAAAAAACAACATCTAAAAAAGAAACAAAAACAGAAGAATAACAATGGGCTTAATAGTAAATACAACAGACTTTACAGGGCGCTATGAATTAGCGTTAAATCCTCTTTTGACTACAAAATTGGATGCTTACATTACTGAGTTTGAAAAGTCGTTTATTTACAAAATATTAGGAACTGAGTTAGGTGGTTTGTTTATTGCTGATTTGGGTGTTGGTGGTCTTCCTACAAGTCCTGAGTATTTGACTTTATACAACGAATTGTTTTTCGATTATTGTAGAACTCAATACCAGTCGAAAGGATTGAAACCAACATTATTAGGATTGATTTATTTCCATGTAATAACAGAGGGGAGGTTATCAACTTCCCCTTTGAATGGAGCGAATCAACCACAAGTTACGGGTGGTGAAGTTAATAGTAGAACTGAATTGTACAACAGATATAATACATCAGTTGATTCAATTAAAGCTATTCAGATTTATTGCTTAGACAATTC